AATTGTATCATAGCTTCACAAGACATTTTACAAGCTGCTTCCATACAAGATTTATCATTCCAAGAAGTACTACTCATTATTTACTTAATCTAATCATACTAAACATAAAAAATTGGGTTAAATTAAATAACTAATTTTATTTGTTTATATTAGGATAATATGAAAATTATAGAAGTAAATAGTAAAAATGCAGAAAATTTTAAAAATATAGTCAAAGAAGACAAGCCAGTATTAATGTTATATTATGCTGAATGGTGCATACATTGTAAAGCATTCAAACCAACTTGGAAAGATATACAAGAAGAATTAAAACCAAAGAGAAATATTAGAGTTGCTGAAGTAGAATATAAAGATTTGTCATTTATTCCAAAAAAATACAAAGATATTATAAGTTTTCCAACATTAAGAGTTATAAAAGGTGGTAAAATAGTTGGAGAATATAATTCTGTAAGAACAAAGGAAAATATTATAAAATATGCTAATAAATTTGTTTAAAGATCTAAATATTTAATATTATAATAATTATAGACTTAATAACAAAATGAGTGATTTAATCGAAACAGAGTCAATAGATGATTACGAATTAGAAGTACCAACAGATGAAGAATTATTTGATTTTAAAAATATGGTTGCAGAATGGACTAAAATGGACGACCAAATAAGAAAATTAAATATTGCTGTTCGTGAAAGAAGGGTTTTACAAAAAGCTTTAGGAGAAAAAATACAATCTTTTATGAAAACATATAGTTATGATACATTAAATACAAAACAAGGTAAAATACATCATTCTGTAAGAAAAACAAAACAACCCATTAAAATTAATGATATTAAAGAAGTTTTAAAAGAAAAAGCTCATCTAACCGGAGAAGAATTACTAAAAGAAATATTTGAAAAAGAAAGACCGATTATTGAAAAAACAAGTATCAGACGTGTAATTCCTAAAGTTTCTATGAACCTTGATATATAGATTATAGTTAAAATATAAAAAATGATATTCTTTTTAAAATGTTATAATATTTAAACACAGTTATAATTATATTTATATAAGTAGTATGTCTTCTTATCAACTTGTAATTGTAGAGTCTGCTTCAAAAAGTAAGACAATACAAAAATATCTAAATAGTAATCCTTCTTTAAAAAAATATGGCGATTTTAAAGTTGTTGCAAGTTTAGGTCATATCGTTGATTTACCACAAAAAGAATTAGGTATTGATGTAAATACTTGGGAATTATCATATGTTCCTACAAAAATGAAGATAATTACAGAGTTAAAGTCTTTGGTAAAAAATGCTGATAATGTATTTATTGCATCTGACCCTGATAGGGAAGGAGAAGCAATTGCGTGGCATTTAGAAAGAGTATTGAAGATTAAAAATAGTAAGCGTGTTTTATTTCACGAAATTACACCAAAAGCAATCGAGAAAGCTATATTAGAACCTGGAAAAATAGATTACGATATGGTTTATTCACAAGAAACCAGAAGAGCTTTGGATAGATTGGTTGGATTTAAAGTATCACCTCTATTATGGAAAAGATTTGTTGAAAAAGGTTTGAGTGCCGGTAGAGTTCAAAGTGTTGTATTAAAAAATATTGTAGAAAGATATAAAAACTATGAAAAACACACAGCAGACAAATACTGGACTGTAGAAGGAGATTTTATACTAAATCAAAATACAATATTAGATACTGAATTATACAGTATGGTAAATAAAAAGAAGGTTATTTATATGAAAGAAGAAGAAGGATTGGCATTATTAAAAGATATTATGAAATATAAACCTAAATGGAATATTTCATTTAATATGAAGGAAACTACTAAAAAACCATCTGCTCCTTATACTACTTCAACTCTTCAACAAGATATGTATGAAAACCATAGTATTCCTGCTAAAGATACTATGAAATATGCACAAAAATTATATGAAGATGGATTAATTACTTATATGAGAACTGATTCTGTAAATCTTTCAGAAAGTATAAAAGAAAAAATTAAAGAATATATTATTAATCAGTTTGGAGAAAAAGAATACCAATCACGTAAGTTCAAAAATAAAATATCAAACGCTCAAGAAGCACACGAATGTATCCGTCCAACTAATATAGATAAAACAGCTGAACAATTAGGTGAAACATATACATCAGGTCATATAAAAGTGTATAATATAATTTGGAAGAAAACTGTAGCATCTCAAATGGAAACAGCAAAGTATATAGATATATCGTATAATATAACAACAGATAATTCTGATATCAATAAATACGAAGTGTGCTTCTGTGGTAAAAAGTCTTATTTGGTAGAATTAGGATTCTTAAAAGTATGGAAACCTAATCAAGAATTAGAAATTGATAAATTACAGCAATTTAAACAGAGTATTAAAAATATTACTGATTTGTATCTCCAAAAAAGTATATGTAAAGGGAATATTACCAAACCAGATGGTTTATATAATGAGTCATCTATTATTAAATGGATGGAGAAAGAAGGAATTGGAAGACCATCTACTTATGCTGCTATTCTTGATAAATTATTTTCAAAGTATTATATTTCAAAAGGCTCTAATCCGCCAAAAACAGAAGAAGTTATTCATTATATATATGAAAATGATGAAATAACAAGTGATACTGAAATGGTAAAGTTTGGAGGTAACGAAAAGGATAGATATATTCCAAGCAATTTAGGAGTTCGTATTTCAGAATACTTAAATCAATCTATTCCAAATTTAATGGATTATAAATTCACATCAAATATGGAAACACTATTAGATAGTATTAGTAAGAAAGAAACTACAAAAGAGATTTTGCTAACATCTTTTTATAAAGATTTATCAATATTATTAGAAAAGGCTAAAATAGAAAGGAAAGAGTATCAAAAATTAGAAAAAAAAGATAATATAAAAAATACACAAGAAGGTGGTGGTGAAGGTGAGAAAGATAATGTTAAAAAATCTAACTTAATAAACAGTTTTGGGAATATAGAGTTACAAAACGCAAGATATGGTCCAGCACTATATAACACAGAAACAAAGAAATATATATCAGTTACACCATTTATGGAATGGACAAAAAAGAGTATAGAAGATATTAATGATAAAGATGTAAAGTTTCTAACATCACTTCCTATAAAAGTTAATAATGAGTTATCTATTGAATATGGAAGATATGGTCTATACATAAAACATAATGGTAAAAATAAAAGATTAGACAAAAAAATATGGAATAGAATATATGAAGGTTGTTATACAGAACCAGATATTATATCTAATCTGTCTGAACCTTCTTATCAGAAGAAATATCCAAAGAAGAAATAGGAGTAGAAATAGGGGTAGAAGTAGAAGTAATATTCTTAAGTTGGTTTATATCTGACCTTAATTTTTTTATTTCATCTACCATATTTGATAAAATAGTAGCTACATTATCTCCATTTGGTGTTTCAAAATATTTTGCTAATATATAGAAGAGTGGTTCTTCCAACAACACATTCTCACTACTTGTTTCCCCGAGTTGGAGTGACGATTCATCGGTGTCTGTAATACTTCCTGATGACATTTTGAATTATAATCATTTATTTTGTTTAAATACTTTGAAATCCATTTATGTTCTAATAATTTTTTAATTGTATATCTTTTTCGGGGATCTTTATGTAAGCATTTTTTTAAGAAATCTTCACAATCTTCGCTAATTTTATTTTTATCTATTTTTAGATTATTATTAATACATTTTCTAATGAAAATTGGATTACAAGGATTTTCTACACATATATTTCTATAATTACTCCATCCAAATGGTTTCATATGAAATATTAATTCATATAAAATAATACCAATAGACCAAATATCTATTTCGAAACTATAATTAAAACTCTTATTAAACTCTAAATAATTCTCTAATAGTTCAGGTGCCATATATTGGATTGTTCCGACTACTTTGTCTGGAAGATTACACGGTTTATTAATAACGTAAGAATAACCAAAATCACCTACATATAGTTTTTTATTATGAATAAATAAGTTTGCTGGTTTTAAATCTCTATGAACTATATTATTTTTATGTAAAAAACGTATAGTTGTTAGTAATGGATATATTATATCGTGTATAATATCAAACTCACTTTTATAATCAAACATTATATTTAATAATGTTCCTCCATTCATATATTTTGTCATTAATCCAAACTCCTTATTAGTTTCATAATAAAACCATAATGGGACTATATTTGGTATTCCATTTAACATTTTATTTATTTTAATTTCATTTTCGATATATACTATTTTCTTTTTAAGATAATCTTTAGAAATATTTGTTTTTATATATTGTTTTAAAGCACCATAGTATTTATACTTTTTATTTCTATATAAACTAACTTTAGTAAAACGTTCAAAATATAATTCATCAATAAACTTCCATTTATTATCTTTTGCTGAAGTTATTGGGGATGATGAATTGTAATTAATTTTTACATTCATATCTCTCTTAAAAATAAATTGTGGAAAAAAATATGTATGAAGAGTAAAGAGATATATATGAATAGAACATTTAAATATGCCTTAATATCTGGTATAATACTATTTGTATTAATACTTTGGTATTTTTCTCGTAAGAGTTATGAACACTTTGAGGATAATAGTTCAACTGATGCTACACAAGGAACTGAAGAAAGTCAAGTAGAAACATCGTCAAATGATAAGTTAAATATAAACGAGATTATGAGTAAAATTACAGACACATCAAAAATAGAATATACAGAAGATTTTGAAAATATACCTAATAAAGACGCATTAGCATTATATTTAACAACTTTTAGTGATTATACGTTATATGATGAAAATGAAAAAGTATATAATCCACAAACACAACGTTGGAATAATTTTGTAACTAAAGACCAACCTTTCTTTATAATATCTTCAGATACCTTACCATATTCTATTAAAGCCCCTGCAGGTTTATCTATTAAGAATAAATCCTTATCTGGTATTCGTTCTGATGCACTAAGCGTTCAAGATGACTTTATGTTGAAATCATTTAGTGTATCTTTCTTCCTTAAAATGAACAGTATAGTGTTTGATGGTGTAGATAAAATGGAATTATTAGATATATACGTTGAAACACCTAACTATGTTAGAGTGTACTTAGGAACTATTCCAGACGATACTACTAAAATTAATATTGTAATTCACTTAGGAGGTCCCACTAACGTTTATAGTATTCCAGTAGCAAAAGATACATTATTAACAACTGGAAGTCCAATATTACTTTCAATTATTTACAATAATGAGGTTAAAGATGAAACAAAACTACTATGTTATTTAGGTGAAACACAACACGAAGTTAATATTGTTCCATCACCCACTATATTCTTAGGAAACTCAAGAATACGTATCAATAAATCAGGTAAGATAGATGCAGAAATGTATGCATTTATGTATTATAATAATATATTAAAAATAGAAGAACATAAACGTTTGAAAGCCTAT